TTAAAAGTTTTACATTAAATTTTTTCTAAGTTCTTCTAAAACATCTACACCGTCAAGCACTGCTACTAAATTATCTACATCTATTAAAACGCCTTGTTTTCCATCTATTTCAAGCGCATATTTTCTAACGCTAACTTTAATAGTTCTTTTTGCAGTCTCTCCGCCTTTTAGGGAGTTGTCGTTAATAGTTACATCTCCAGCAATCGTTGCAACAACTCCTTTTTTTACTCCACCTTGCACAATATTTGCTTTACAAATAAATACAACAGGTAGTCCTTTTTTCATATTTGCAGCCATTGCCGCATAAACAATAGGAGAATACTCTGTTAAAGTAATCTCCGCTTCCATTTTTTCAAAAACTCCCGTTTGTATATCTCTTTCAATCCCACCTACATTTACGCTTTCTAACTTCTGCTTAACCTCAGGAAGTTTTACTTCTTCCACAACCCCTAAATGTCCAACTCCATCTATAAATACATTTACATCACTTATCTTTTCAGGTGTTCTTACAGCCATTTTTTATCTCCTTAAATAGAATTAATCCACTCTACAAATGCAGAGTTCCAGTCATCTGAGAATACAAGATTAAAGTTTAGCTCTCTTATTGTAGGCATATTTGCTGTTTTAAGAATAAATGTAAATTTACCAGCCGTTACATCACTTAAGTTAGGGTCAAGATAAATTTCATAGCCAAGTGCTATATTTGCACCTTTAAGTTTATTGAAAAAGTCTATACAAGTTTGTTTTACATAAACAAGTTGGTCTGCACTTCTATCTCTTGCCCATTTGTTTGCTTTAATAATTGCATCAAGCCATCTGTGGAATGTTCTTACTCTCTCAAGACTTTGCCAAATTGGGTCTATGTCTCTTGTTTCAAATCCATAACTTCTCCATCCAACATCTTGTACTATTGAGCCTATTCCATTTTGTCTTAATCTTCTTGCTTCGCAATCAACTCCATCAAAGTATTCAATAATTCTTTCTGAACCTGAAACACCTTTAACTATTCTATTTGAATGGCTTCTTGCATACCCAAACTCATCATAACCATTATCTCCACCTGCGTCCCAATAAGCAATAAGCCCAGCAATTAAAGCACTTGTAGGATAAAGTTTTCCTTCTACTTTGCTTCTTCCATTGTAAAGAAGCATATATCTACTTCCAAAATTATTTGCAAAAGCATTTGCACTTGCTTCATCAGGTGCATTTACATCTACAATAGCAGTTGCTCTAAATAAACTTGCTAAACTATCCATTTTTGCCGCTACATCAACATCATAAGAGTATTCAGGACAAATTATTAAATCTGGTCTTGTTAAAATATTTTCATCTTGTGGAGCTGTTTTTAAAATGTCTAAACCTGCTAATACACTATCTTTTGTTGTATCGTTTCCATTTGCATCTGTTGTATATGCTACAAATTTAGTAACTATCTTAGTATTAACCCCCTGCAAAGCAATTGCATTAGCAGTTTTATATGCTAAATCATCTTCTGTCGCCCCAAGCCCTTGCAAATATGTTTTCATATCATCAGCGTTGTTAAAAACCTTAAATTCGCCATCCACAGTTCCAAACGGCACTACTACCCCAATAGGTGTAGAACTATCTACTAAAACAGGTCTTGCCGCTTGAACACTTATGCTTCCGTTAATTCCAAAGTTTAAATCCATTTCCTCTCCTTAAAAGTTTTATTCCTCGCAATAAGTTTTACCACTAATTTTTATAGGGTTCTTGCATTCTTTCACTTGTTTAACTTTTTGTGCTACACAAATACCATCTTTATAAGATTTGCATTTTGTAATAGTAAGACCTTTGTCTGCACAGCCAATAAAACTAAAAGCCAACACTGCAATAATTAAAAATATAAATTTCTTCATATTAGTCCTCCTTTTAAATAAATTAATAAAGCAAAACTGCAAGGCAACACAATAGTTGCTATAAAATCTAAAAAGTCAGGTGTGTGTTTGTTTTTATGAAAATAGTCATAAACCTCTTTTCCTGATGCAACTATTGCAACTAAAATTAAAGAAGTTACAACATTTACAAAAAGCAAAGCAAAGTTAAAAATAATAAGCCCTGCTAATGCGTGTCCTAACTTGTCCTTAGGTAATTGCATTAAAAAGTTCATTTATTTATCCTTGGTATTCAAATTTAGGATAGTTTGCTTCTATTTCATTAAGATTAATCTCTTTGTAATTATCTACACTCACACTATTTTGCAACTCATACATTTTTTTATAAACTGCTTCTATCCAAGCTTGTAAGGCTTTTGACTCAGCATTCCATTCACTCTCAGGATTTGCTGCATAAAGTGCAACTTCTCCCTCGTTGTCATAGTCAAGTTTTTGTAATGTTGTTTTTACAAGATTAGTAGCTTTTTGTTCGATTTGTTGTTTATATAATTCAACATATTGTTCCTCGCTTATTTGAACAACTTCATCATTTTCATCAGCTATATATCTTGTAACGCCATTTTCTTCAATTACTTTCATAACCACCTCCTTTATTGAATATCAGTATTAATAGTTCCACTTGTTTGAGTTTTAACAGGTATATCTTTTGTGAAATCAAAAACAAAATCTCCATTTAAAATATCAAGATAAGTAGTAGTTGCACCATCATTTACAATATCAAATGTAACGGTATTATCGCCATATGTATATGATTTTACATTTGTTGAATAATCACTTAAATTACAGTTATTAAAAAATGTCCTAAATCTATAACTTGTATTACCTCTTAAATATAAAACTATCCATCCTAATTCATGTTCTTCATATATTCTTGCTAAAAATTTTTGATTTAAATTTTTATTAATAACAATTTTGCTATAGTTAGCTCCATTACCATAATGAGATGTAAATCCTTCAATCATATACATACATCTACCATACCAACTACTATCCCAATGAACACTATCCCTACTAATAGTAAACCTAAAAGGTTGATAGCCTGTTGTTACTATTACAGGATAAAATTTAGTATTATCACCTTCTACTTTAAATACAATGCTTTTATCAACACTTCCTTTCCAACTATCAAAATCATTTTTTATCTTACTTCTATTAGGAACATCAGTAGTAACCTTATTTCCGTTTTCATCTATATACTCAAGCGACACATCTAAAGGATTTGGATTAAAGTGCAAATCATACATTTTCCTAAATACATTTGCCGCATTTGTGTTGTTGTCTCAAACTTTTTGTCCAATTTCAGTTATATTAATTCCCATTTCCTCTCCTTAAAAGTTAATTTTTAGATAAGTCCCGATTAAACCTATCTTTTGTGCATTTTTAAGTATCTCATCACCTAAATTTGCATTACTCTCAAGCAAACTTAACTCTAAATCACTAATTCTGACTTCACTCTCACTTGCTCTTGTCTCTAAACTATCTAACCTTTCATTTGCCTCTCCTTTAAATTTGTAATAATCAGCTTGTGCAATCTGTAACATTCCAATATCTTCACTTGTTTTAAGAGTTAACTCTCCTATATTTGCACTATTTTCTAAAATTGCTAAATCTTGCTCAGTCTCATAAAAAGGTAAATAAGAAAAATCAATTAAACTCTCTGCATTTTGATAAACAAGTTGTATTTTAAATGTTTGTCTTAGCATTGGCGGGAACGGAAAAGGCGGTTCTGCAAGCATAAAAAGAGTTCCGTCATCTAAATAAAGCCCTGCCGTTTTAGTATATTTAACCGCTTCTTCAGGTGCTACATCGCACACAAACTCAATTGTGTTTTCATTTATAGTGTTATAAAGTGTAATATCTTTTTGTATCCAACTGCCAATATCAGTAATAGTTGGATCTAAGTTGTAATCCACATCACTAAACTTAAAATATTTAGGCTTAATCAACTTCCCGACAGCACTTGCGTCCATAAGTGCTTTTATTCCGTTCGCCGTAATAATGCTTTGTCCTACTGCTCCCATATCATTCCTCCATTATTGCTACTGCTATCGCTTCGCCCATTGCACCTATTGCAGGGTAAGCAAAAGCAGTTGCAGAGTTTGTAAATCCATCTATCATTTCAGCTTCGCTTCTTGTCTCTCCCATATTTCCAACTTTTAAACTTAAACTTGTGCTTGTTTTATAGGCTAATATAAGCTCATCAAGTCTACTTCTTATATTTTTTGTAAATTCAATAAGTTTTTTTAACTTATCTACAAGTTCAAGTGTTATTTCTTTATTTGTTAAAGATAAATCTAAATCAAAGATATAAGGCTCTTTTCCTGTTTCAAACCATTCTTTAATTTCCGCTTCTATATCAAGAGCTTCAAACACTTTTTTAATTGCACTTAAAGTTCCAAGTTTAGTATAATTTCTTTGTGCAAAATAGATAAGCTTTCTTGTGTCAGGTTCAAATTCTCTAAACATTCCAGCCTGATATTCATCAACCATCAAGCTTAAAAACTCTTCATCTATTTGTAAAGCATTGTTAAAATTTTCTATTTTTTTAATCTGCTCCTTTATATTACTTAATCCCTCACACCCAACTAGATCAAGAGCATTTATAACTTTATCTATATTCGTAGGTAAAATAGTTTTACAGCTCATTGCTTACCCTATAAGAGATATTTACGCTATTTAAAATTGCAACGGAATAATCATCTATTGTAATATTTGCAGTAGGTGTAGTTAAACTCACATCTATAACGCCATCTACCATAAGTAAATTTATAAGTTTTGCAATACTTACATCTTCACCGATTTTAAACATAAGAGTTTTTAGATTATTAATTGCATTCACATAAACACTACTTGCATCAACTCCGCTTTTTATAGTTATCTCTCCTGTTACATCAAAAATTATTTCATTTGCTTTTTTTACTCTTACTAAATCAGTTAAAGGTCTCACATCATCAGCGTTTAGAGTATTTTCAATTCTCTCTTGCATAATCTCATCAGCTTCACTTGAATAATAAACCACATCTACAACTCCAGCAGATGGAGACAAAACTTTCACATCCTCTATCCTCTCGTCAGCTTTTAGAACAAAACCTTGA